CTTCATACGCATCGCCAATGTTTCAATATTCTCTATCCCATACATAAGCTCTTCATAAATATACCTCAAACGCTCATAGGCATCACGATTAGAGGCATAAGTCGCATAAGCTTGACCTATCACGGACATAGCAACATCAATGGAATCCCTAGGCTTAGTTTCTCTTCCCCAAATAGCTCTAATAACAAACTCTCGAGACTCTCTAAAAGGAAGAAACGCTGGCTGACCGGGCTTATCACATGTGTTTACAATAAACTGATGCTTAAGAAAAGTCGCACCCATATCTATGACGACACCATCCTTCACAACTGAACAGAATGATATACCATCTTTTAAATCTCTTATCTCAACATCAAAGAAATCCAACATGAACTTAGCGAAAAGAGTACCAGAAAAGAAAGAAGCTTCAAACCCTTCACCCTTATTATACAGGTGATCATCTCCATATACAACTAGAAACAAAGCTATTATCATATAGGCCTCTAAAGATTCCTGAAGATGGACAGGAGCAGTCATAACTTGATAGACCATAAACAAACAAAAGTACAACGCCATAATCCAAGAATCCATATGTGACGTATTAAAAGCGCCTGAAGGAACTCCACCATGAATAATACCCCAAATATTCCCAAAAAGATGAGTGATCCGATCCAACATATTCTTCAAGAGAAATTTTACTATCTTTTCAAAAAAAGGGTAGTCTGGAGAGTCCTTTTGATAATGGACCCCCATAGTTGAAAAATAAAGATCAACAAAGAAGTCTCGAACAGACTGATCATAATTCTTCGCATCTCCTTCAACAATAATCTTTTTCCAACAATTCTTTAAATCAATACCCAAAGAACGCGCAATTGTCTCAGCCCCACCTCTCGACCATTTATGGCCTATTCTTATAACTTTGCCTCTCTCTCGTAAATGCCTAAGAAGAGAGACCATACGTTCCAAATGAATATATATAGAAGAAGGAATATTAAAAACACGAAGTTTTTTTATCCATTTCTCAAAGTCCTCATCACTCAACTGTTTAACAAAATCAAAGAAATTTTCCAACTTTGGGGGAGCAGACCAATAAATTGAAGGCTCCTTACCTGTCCGAAGAAAATCCAATATAGCTAACAAATCCTGCTCATAAAAGTCAATCTTCTTCCCTTTCATCGACACCTTCACTTTGAAAAACTCCTTAAGCTCTTGTTCATAAGGAGCAAAATTAG